ACGAGATCATGCCTAGTCTCGTGGGCTCGGAGATGTGTATAAGAGACAGGAGAATGACGGCTGACAAGTTGTAATAACTTATTATTTTGACACCAGCCTCGGAGCTTCGGTTCCGGGGCTTTTAAATTTATAAAATATTTTATGGGCTTATTAGATCACAAGCGTAAAATGTATATACCTACAGATAGTATATATGATATTGTTTATCCTATGTCTGACGATGAGAAGCTAAAACATTATAAGGATTTTATGAAGCGTAGGCGCAAGGAACACCGTCGCAGAGTTTGGCAAAGGATAAAATGGCTGTTGGTAGTGACAGCTGGCGCCATTGCCACGATTGCCAGTCTATTTGATATTTTCGACCATATTACTACAGGCTTTAACCTGCTGCCGTAGCTTGTGCTCTGTGTATGTGGATGTGATGGCGCAGAATGCCATTGTTACGGCTATTGCTGTCACGACCGTGGTCCATACGTTGTGCGAGTGCTCAAGTTGTCTTACTCTGCGCTGCAGGTCTCTGATGTATTGTTCTGTCTCCATATAATAATGTCTTTGATGCAAAAATACTGTTTTTCCCCCAATCCTCAAACTTTTTTCAAAAATTCCTCGCAAATTCCTTGCACGTTCAGATTTTTATCTCTACCTTTGCCATCGCTACGATATCCATGCGGAGCACTCCGCATGAACAAAGGGCGAGACGATATGTTCAAGCCCAACCAACTTTTTCTAAACGTTGTGGGCTTATTTTTTTGCCCATAACCTGCCGCATCGATACGAGGGTAATTCGCCCTTTGTTCATGCGGAGCACTCCGCATGATGTGGAGATGCCAGAGACAGAATACGGCGGTTCGCCTTCCACGTGTTTTTTAGCCCTTTGTGGCGGAGAGCATGGATGTTGTAGCAGACGAGGAAGTGCGAGCCGCTTTTTTCGTACCCCTACGTCAACCCGCGCCGGAGCGGTTCTCCGGTAATAAGGCTACAACATCCTATATTATGCAAACATCTGCATCTATCCAGCGCACCGCTCAACTGCGCCCGTTTAGCATCAGCACCGCCTCCATTAAGGCGTGGCTCAACGGAAAGAGCAAGTTTTACACCAAGATCTGCGAGTTCGAAGTGACACGCCGCGAGGTTCTGCGCGTTCATGCTGCGCTTCTGTCTCTCGGCGTTGGCGCCATCAGCGCTGAGAGCAGCATCCTCGCCGCCCTCTGCTGTGTAGTCCTCTCGGGCTACAACGTCTACAAGTTAAACCAGGAGGAGAAAGGAGGCGAAGCATGACACGTTTCAAGACTATGCACGGTCTGCACAAGATGCACCGCGAGAGCCTGAAAAAGCTGCGCTACGCTATCGGCATGAGAGTGGAAGTTACGCTGAAGGAAGTGAAGCTCATACCGCACTTCAGTTTCCGCTGTCGTGCGAGACTTTGCACATACAGAAAGAAGCTGGCAGAAATTGAATGTGCTTACAAGGCTCTTGAAGAACTTGTCGAAAGAGTAGAGAAAGGAGGCGAAGCATGATAACAATAGATTGTACTCCCGTACGAGTATTGCTCGACAAGGAGAACTTAGCGAACAAGATAGATCTGCTCCGCGACACCATCGACCTCCTGCTCGAGGAGACGGCGGAGATTAGCGACACGGTAAAGCTTGTCGATGTCGCCGACCTTATGCGCAACCTTAACGAACTGCGCCGACAGCTAAACGAAGTTTTAAAAGCACAATAAGCAGAAAGGAGAATGTTATGGAGACAACAAACAGAACAGATAGAGACGAGAACGAAGTACGCCGCGCTGAAGCTATCATTACCGTTATGGATGCTTACCTTGCTTCGCGATCACCGGAGCCTGGCAAATCTCAGCTTGGCGAGGAGTACACGGCGGAGTATAAGACAACGGAGGAGATAGCCGACGAGCTGCACAGCATCATGCCAATACACCCAATGGATATAGTGCTATACCTGCAGGGCGAAGGCTACGAACTGAAGACCGCTGAGGACGGTACGCTACGGTGGGAGCTCTGGCGCGATATGCACTACATGCTATAAAATAGAGCCATAAGATAAAAAACATTTTTTTACATTTTTCGCTTGCGGCGCATTCTATGTGAATAGGGTGCGCCGCCTTTTTGTATTCTTACGTGCGAGCGGTTTGTGGTATCTTTGCTATCGGAATACAAAAAACAAGTAATATGATCACTCTTCTTCAGTCGCTACCCGCAACATGTTTCTCTTCGTGCATCCCCGACGTGATATATTCGTTCACTCCCTCCAGTGGCGACATCGACGACGCCAGCCGAATAGGCACCACCGTCACCATTACCATCGACGGCAAGGAGATATTCTCAGAACGTTTCTTCCCAGTCGACGGCAAGATAACACTCGCAGAGCTCGACCGCCTGCTCACTCCGTATGCTCGCCAGAACTTGAGCATCAACCTCACCATCAAGATCGAAGAAGATGACTACGCTTGGGAGGGTGATGGCGGTACTGCCACCATCTCGTCGAAGATCATATACTGCGAGGCAGATATCAACACTCCTGCTACCGACTTCATCAACACGCATTTTCTCACGATGTTAGATGGCGAGAAGCAGACCGCACTAAACCGCTTAGAATACCTACACTACATCGGCACCGACAAGGCTTCCGTCATTGCCGAGTACGACGATGGCACTACAAAGGAGTTCTCGCTCTCACCCGTTGGTGGCAATAGTCGCTATACTACGATTGATGTTACTCCGAGCAAGTTCGTTAGCGATACTGATAGTTGTTTATTAGGTTTTTGGGTCCAGGCTGGGCAGCGCAAGTTCCGGTTCTCTATCGATTTAGACGAACCTGACTGCGCTCCCATCCTGGTTTTCGAGAACTCTTTCGGTTGCGACGAGCTGCTCTACTGCACGGGTACACACACCGTGGCACCTACCTATAAGCGTAGCCAGGGCTACATCGGCAAGTTTAACCGCAACTACGAGATAGCCGAGACACGCACCTTCAAGGCTGACACGGGCTTCCTCACGTTCGCAATGGCAAATTGGGCTGACGAGCTCTTCCGATCTAAGAGCATACATGTGGTGAACTTCAAGGACGGACACCCAAATGTAGGCAAAGAGGTCATTGTCACCGACTCAAAGTCGGAGTACAACAACAACGACGAGTCGATGCCACGCTTCACATTCAGCTACCAGTATGCTCAGCGCAACCACAACGTGTTCGAAACGCTGCGCTCCGGACGCATCTTTGACAACACCTTCGACAATACATTTGAATGATGGGCGCCATACACTTTGCTGACATGCTGCGCCTGCTCGATCAGGCTTATCAGCACCGCTCACTCGTCGACATCCATGCGTGGGAGGGTGGCACCGGCGAGTTGCTGCACTACAAGGGGTGGCTGGTGCACCACGTCAACTGGCGCGGCGGTTATGTGCGCCTACGCAACCCTCGCAACCGTGCCATACGTGCATTGCCACAGATTTTTATTATACAAATCAATAACAAACGTGTTTATTTATGACCAATAGCAACACTCTTCTGCCAACATCGGCGCAGCCTGATGCCGAAGGCTTCCGCCGCTATCGCATAGCTCCGTCGGGCATAGGCTCGGCGGGGCAGGGCAACTCCGTGACTTCCGAGTATGGCTCCGACTCGAACACCATCTTCGACGATGATCGATTGCCTGGCAGTAATCTCGTGCGTCCAATCACCGTCGGTGGCAAGCAGTATAAGTACGTGCAGTGGGGCTACGACGACCAGCTGCCTTACCGTCTACGCCGCGAGATAATGTCCAACATGATTACGGCGCAGTGCCAGCAGTTCAATATCGTGTCATGCTATGGTCAGGGCGTGCGCTTCGTCGATCGTAAGACAAAGCAAGATGTCTCAGAACCTGACATACTGCAGTTCTGCCTACGCAACTCGCTCCAGGAGGTATTCCTTGAGCAGGCTACGGATATGAAGTTCTACTCGTTCTCGGTGACGGTGGTCATCCTCTCGCGCGACGGTGAGCGTATCGTGACGGTGCGCAACAAAGATGCCTCCTACTGTCGCTTCGAAGCTGCATCGAGCACCCATAGCGGCAAGCCGGAGCACGTGTTCTATGGCGACTGGCGCTTGGGCTTCCTCGACGAGTCGAAGATAGAGGCAATCCCTCTACTCGACTACTGGGACCCATTAGGCGACCTCCTGGTGCGCATGGGTGCTGAGCCCGACCCACAGACGGGTCTGCGACGCAAGCCTACAAAAGACCGCAAATTCGCCATCGTGAGCCGTATGGCAACGCCGGGCACGCAGACATACCCCGTGCCTTACTACTCGTCGATATTCCGCGACACGTGGTTCGACATCTATCGTCTGATAGGCATCGGCAAACGCTACATGATTAAGAACACGTCGGCTCCAAGGGTGCAGATTGAGGTGCACGACGACTACTGGGATAACGTGTGCGACAACGAGATGATCTCTGACGAGCAGAAGCGCCGAGAGCGCAAGGAGCAGGAGAAGCAGAACATCATCGACTTCGTGACGGGCATCGAGAACGCCGGCAAGGCGATGATCAGCGGCTACTACGTAGACCCCAACGGCAAGGAGAACCGCATGGTGCGCATCGTACCGCTCAACGATGCCTCGAAGAAGGAGGGTGGCAACTGGAGCGACGATATGTCGGAGGCCTCGAACGCTCTGTGCTTCGCTTTCGGCATTCACCCGAACCTTGTGGGCGCTACGCCCGGCAAGAGCCAGATGAACAACTCGGGCTCCGACAAACGCGAGCTCTTCACACTGAAGCAGGCTATCGAGAAGCCTTGCCACGACGTGATGTGCAAGCCGTATCACGTGATACTCCACTACAACAAGTGGCATGAAAAAGCCACTGTTGACGTACCGATGATCATGCTGACTACGCTCGACGAGAAGCGAGATGCGAAGAAGGTGAGCGCAAGCAATGAGACTATAGAGTAATTATTAACATTCGCCTCGTAGCTTACACAAAGCTTAACGAGGCTCATAAGGCATAGTATGATAGCAATATTAAAAGAAGATTTTGAACGCTCACTGCCAGTGGGCGCATCAGCACACGACGAGGTATTCGAGGCAGTGTACCCTGCCATAGAAGCAGCACTCAACAATTACTACGACATGCTGCTCGGCGAGCCTGGTGCTCAGCGAGTTGAGTCAACCGACGAGAACGAACCGTTAAAGTACTACTTTAAGATGTTGGTGTGCGTAGATGCCTTCCTCTCGGTGTTCAGACAGCTCGACCTCGTACTCACTTCTACAGGCTTCGGCATAGTGTCGAACGACACTATATCGCCGGCTTCGAAGCAGCGTGTTGATGCCCTTGAGGCCCAGCTGCGCACTGCACAGTGCCGTGCGCGTGCTATGGTGGTACAGCAGCTGCGCTCTGAGGAGTGGGGCGTGACAGAGCAGGCGCAGAACTTCGTGCGCCACATATACACGGAGCACTACTTCTTCTTTGCACAAGGCATCCAAAGCCGGTCGTACAAGGAGTGGGAGGCTATGCAAGTGGCTATCAGCGAAGCTGAGGAGCAGCTGCGCGTGCGCTTCTCCGACGAGCAGATAGACGATGTGCTGAAGGCTTATCGATGCAAGGACAAAAAGGACATGGCAGAGTACGGAGGGTTCGTTCAACTGGCGCGCGACTTCGTCGACCTCTGGGCTGCCGACGGTGACGGAGCTCTGCACTCCGCTCTCTTCCGACGCATGGAGCGCCTCGTTGAGGGCAATCCGGAGACATTCTGCATTTACCCCACTACTACGGCGTACAGCTCGGCACACATGCTGACGTTCAGCAACAAAAAAGAATCTTCAGCATTTCTCTTCAATGGATAAAAAAATAGAACTCACATGCCCCAAGTCGTGGAGCGAGCTGACACAAGAGCAGCTACGCTACACCTTCTTTCTGCTTTCCACCTTCGCCGACAAGGTGATGGTGAAGACATATATGTTCGTGCGCTTCACTGGTATCAACGTCATCAAGAAGAACCGCTTCGGATGGCAGTGTGTCTACCAGCCCGAGGGTGAGAAGCGCAAACGAGTGTTCTATCTGCAGCTATGGCAGATATGCTCGTTCCTGGAGCAGCTCGCTTGGGTGGACAGCATAGAGCAAATGGATAATAGGTTGGATGTTGTCCAGGGGCTCGAAGCTGTCCATCCATTGCTGCAGGAGGACACCGAGCACAATCGCATCATAACCTTCGAGGAATACCTCTGCATGGAGAAGTACTACCAACGCTTTCACTCTACGGGCAATGATGACGCAATCGATGTGCTCGCCTCTTTCCTCTATCGCAATCCCGACTTCTCGCGACCAGCAGAACTGACACTGACACCTGCGGAGCGCCTTGCCACGCTCGCATGGTTTGCGCACGTGAAAGTCGTCATGTCGCACGCTTTCCCACATTTCTTCCGCAGAACGGAGAGCGACGACGACATATCCGAGCTATCGATGCTGCAGTCGTTCAATGTGCAGCTGCGTGCTCTCACCGACGGCGACGTGACAAAGGAGACGCTTGTGAAGCAGACAGACTGCTGGCGTGCTCTTACTGAGCTCGAAGCCAAAGCGCGTGAGGCTGAGGAGTTCAAACGCAAATATCCTAAGCTAACAAGTTAATATACGTGATATATGAAAGACTTATTTCCGGCTCTCGACTACTTCACTCAACTCGCGAAGAGCAACCGCCTCGCCACCGAGCATGACTTCCACCCATGTCTTTGCTCTGGTCCCGACTCGATACAAGGTGTTATGGACTCGTTCCGCAAGTACAAGAACTTCATCATGGTCGACGACACCACATCGCAGCAGACTTTCAGCAACGGTGTGGGCTATTTCCGACGCGATGTGTACACCGTCTTCATCGTAGCTCACTACCGCTACGACGACATGGCGGAGCGCGAGCAGAAGTTGAACCTCTGCCGCCAGTTGTTCCGACAGTTTCATTCCCGACTGCTGCACGATCGCGATGGACTCGGCGACGAGCGTCTGACATACCTGCAGCTGAACAACATCTACTCTACCGAGCTCGGTCGCTACGCCATGAATGGCGTGACGGGACTCTACTTCATGGTGCAGAACGAACAACCTATAGATATTAGTTATGAGCAGTCAGACTGGACTTAAACCGAACATGACCGACGCCGAGCACCAGAAGTGGCTTGAGGGTTGGAGCGAGTTTATGGTTAAGATGTGGCGCGAGCGTATGATGCAGTTCGCGCCACCAGTTTACGATACCGGTGCTTTGTCGCGCTCCGTGCAGGGTGTCATACATCCAGGCCCGGTGACATCGATAGAGCACCGTTTTTTGGAGTATGGCATCTATGTGGCACGTGGTGTCGGCAACGGCTACCGCCATAACAACGGTGGCGACCTGGCATTCCTGAAGGACTGGAAGACAAACCCACGCCACCGGCAGAAACGCGACTGGTTCTCAAAGAAGTATATGTACTCGCTACACCGTCTCAACGAGTTCGAGGCTGCTTACTACGGCACTACATACAATGGTCTCGTGTCATCATTCCTACGTCAGCTCTTCACTGGTGGGTCAAGCACAATCGACCGCGCGGTAGCGCAGCTGTAGTGCTTTTCTCGTTTTTTTATTCTCGCCGCCATCGCCTTATCTTTGTATCATAAAAATAATATCAGAGTAATATGTCAACAAATAACGATAGCCTACGCAAAGACTTGGAGCAGATACGCGACGAACGTGCTACTCATGCTAACACCGCACAACGCATCGGCAATGCGCTGCTGGGGCTGTTGCAGGTCGTTGAGCAGAAGCTGGACCTAAGCCGTTTTCTGCGACGCGACATTGACGACAAGGCAGAGGGGCATATACGCTTCTTGCGCGGACTATCTGTAGGTTCTGGTACACACGGCATGGCTCAAGATGGCTCAGCAGTACTGAGCAAGCTCACATCTATGCTTTACAGCACCGAATCGCAGTCGGGCTTCGGCTTGGTAGACCGTGGCGACGGCAAGTATCGCCTTGACATCACCGACCTTATGGTGTGGGGTAAAGCCATTTTCAACGAGCTGGAGGTGCGCAAGCTGTCATACGTTGGTGGCAATATCTACCTCAGTGGTGCTGGTAGCAAGATTGTGGCTGTGCAAGAAATATATGACCTTCAACGCAACCTCACCGGGTGGAAGTGTTTCTTGCTCGCAGACGACGGCACAACGGCTACTCAGAACTATTGGAAGATTGGCGACCAAGCACGCTGCCAGACTTTCGACATTAAGCCTGGTGTGTACGAGGGCAAACAGAACCACTTCTACTGGCGCATTGTAACAGAGGTGAGCACCGAGGCTGAAGTGGTGACTAATGGTATGGGGGATGTGCTCTATGATGGCAAGTTGTTTAATTGGATTGTGCTCGCCAAAGGTAACTGCGCGGAGGGTAGCGATGAGCCAACTGCAGGAGATACCATTGTGCTTGACGGCTGCCAAGACCCTGCAAAGATGGATCGTCAAGGGGTGCTTATGTTAGAGACTACTGGACCTGACACGCCACGCATCGTTGCTTACAAGGGTGTCAATAGCTACACGCATGATGGCAGAGAGGTGTTCTGTCTGTCTCCGAATGGCTCGCGCATAACATCTACGTCGTTCGAGTGGATATCGTCATCTGGCCAGACTATACACATGGTGAACTACCGCGGCGAATGGCAGCGTGGCATTACTTACGACTATTACGACCAGGTGAACCACAACAACGCTGTGTGGCTCTGCACTAACGAGAGCGGTACTGCAGCTGAGCCGGTAAACGGCTCGGCGGACTGGCTGAAGCAAATCGAAGGTGAGAAGGGCGAGAAGGGAGATCCTGGCGAGGATGGCTTAGCTTATCAAATAGTGATAACGAGTAGTTCGGGCACGGTGATGATTAACGGCACCGGGCAGTTGACTCTCGAAGCTAAACTGTTACGCAACGGCGAGGACATAAGCGACACCATAAGCGATAGTGCGTGGTCGTGGCGAAGACAATCGGCAGATACGGCAGATGATGTCAAATGGAACACCATGCATGAGGGCATCGGTAGAGTCTGCGTTGTAAGTAGTGACGATGTCGTAAGGCAGGCGCAGTTTGAATGTGAGGTTCTAATTTAGATTTCATTTTTAACGATTTATATAGATATTATTAATTTAAACAAACAAGAAATTATGGCAAAAGTATTAGCGAATGGTCAAATCACAATCGTTGACCTTAACGACGGCAAAGCTGTTCAGTGTTTCACGCAAGCTTCGCAGGGTCAGACTCAGATCTTCACGCCCGATACTGGTGTGTACACTCCAAACTACTCGACAAGTGCACCTAACGTCATCACAGCTCGTGTGTATGTGACGGGTAGCTCGACCGACCAAGCTCCGACAGCAGCTTGTACCAATTGGAAGTGGACTATAGACGGCGCAGCAGCGACACCGGTGCAGGGCAAGTCGTATCAGCTCAACATCGTCAGCAACATTGCGAAGAATGGCAGCGTGAAGAATATCGAGTGGGCATGTACATATACCGACCCCGAGACCAAAGCTACCACGGAGTGCAGAGGTTATCTGACTATCAGCTTGGCAAAGTCGGGTGGTGCTTTACAGACGGTGCAGATAGAGACTCCTGACGGCAACACCTTCGACTCTACAAATAGTTCCAAGCCATTGCGTGCTGTGGCTAAATTTTTCCGAGGCAGCGTGCAAGACACCACAATGACAAGCATGACGTGGGAGGTGCTCAATATTAGTGCTGGCACCTGGAGTGCAGTAGCTGCTGGCAACGTCACTACATCGGGTGGTGTGAGCACGCTGAATGTGAATGCCGACGATGTGCTGAACTTCCAGACATTCCGCTGCACGGTGAAGGATGGTGCTGATACTGCTAACGCCATTGTCACATTCTTCGATGCCAGCGACCCTTATGTCGTAGAGGTTTACTCACTCACTGGCGACAAAATTGTCAATGGTGCTCAGTCTACAGAGCTGTTCGCACGTCTATGGAAGGATGGCAAGGTGGTCGAAGACGGCACAGCTGTTAAGGCTGACAGCGCTCACGCCTGCAAATATCAGTATAAGTGGACTAAGTACAACTCGAACGGCGTAGCAACAAACTGGAGCGGCACATCAAGTCCAGTGAATGCGTCAACAAAGCCGTATGTCACGGTGGCGAACGCTGATGTGGCAGTGAGAGGTACATTTACTTGTGAGGTGTCTAAATAGGGCACCTCACCCTATTTTCTAAAAATAAAAAGATATGGCAACAATACTTGCACGTGGCTGGATAACCATTGTGGCTGTGAAAGATGGCGACAAGGGCGACAAAGGTGATAAGGGTGACAAAGGTGATAAGGGAACAGCTGGCACTGATGCTTACACTGTTGAGCTTCAAGGTGCACCTATCACCATCTCTACTTCTGATGACGGAGTACCGTCTGGCACAACATCGGGCGGCATCAACACCTATGGCTATGCTACAGTAGTGTGCCGCAAGGGTGGTGCCGTCGTGAGCGCAAGTTCTATTACTATCAAAAAGCCTGTTAACTGCACGGCAAGTGTGTCGGGCACATCGGTGCGTATCAACTCCATACGCACATACTACGCCAGTAGCAATACTATGTACTACACCGATGGCTATGTCGATGTGTCGGTGGTGGTGGGTGGCAGGACGTTCGTCGTGCGCCTGACGTGGCACTTAGACTATACTAAGTACTTAGGCGGACTCAAAACGACTTCGCGTCAGCTGCAGTCAAACTACACAGAACTGACGAATAAGGTAGACGGTATGCCACTGCAAACAAACTCAGCACTACAACAATACTCTTCCGAGATCCTGCAGTCGGCACGCGAGATATCTCTGAAGGTGGGCTACACTCTTGCTGAGCGACGCAATCTGCTCGTTGGCTCGTTGTTCCGCAAGCAAGGCGAGGGCTGCGATCTTCTGAGGTCTAAGATATACTGCACGTCGGCGCATGAGGGTGCCAATGTGGTATTCGCGCCCGATGCCAAGGTAGGCGGTGCACGATGGGGTGAAGCATCGAAGTCTCGCAACATACACGTCACTAAGGGCAAGACGTACACGCTGGCTTTCTGGGCACGCACGAAGTCAGCCAAAGTAGTTATTACGGGAGAGGTGGTGTGGCACAGCTCGGCAACCGACACGTCGCGACCAAGTGGATATACCGGTCCGAATGGTAGTGCGAATTTAGGAGTAGCAATGATAACGCCAAGCAACGGATGGTATTTCTACCAGAAAACTTTTACTGTGGCAGCGAACGCCCCTTATGAGTGGATTTCCGTGGCGTGCTTGAAAGTGGAGGCATCTACTGCGAGTCAGCAGGTGTACATTGCCCAACCTATCCTCATAGAGGGCACGGCGGAGGACTTTGTAGGTTGGAGTGCTTCGCCCTATGATTACAACTACATCGGTGGCAATCTTCTCGACAATACGCGCACGTTCGCCAAAGCCGGCAATCTGATGCGCTTGGATGCCTCGGTAGTCACTAATGAGTCGTACAATAATGGCTGCTCCGTTATATATGCGTACGGAGCGTCCGGGTACGTCGAGATGGCACAATGGAGCGTGAATACCATCATCAAAAAAGATGAGGACTACATACTCTCCTTTATGGCAAAAGGTTCCGGCAGCATCGACGCATACATGTGGAGTGGTTCTAATCTAAGCATATTCGCCGAGGACAGCGAGCGCGATACAACAACGAGCAACGCAGACGGCGGACGTCGCTTCTATATCACAAGCGAGTGGAAGCGCTATTGGGTACACTGGCGTTCGGAGGGCACTGGCATACCTAACTATGTCCTCGTCCGTTGTTTGCAAGGCAGTAAGGCGTGGGTAACAATGCCGAAGTTAGAGGTGGGTGCAACTCCTACCGACTGGATAGATTCGGCAAACGGCTATGTCGAGGACAGTGGCATAGCAGCCAAGCTACTGCGCACTGGCATCGACATCGAGCAGGATAAGATTGTCTTCACGTCTGATAACGCTGTGTTCCGCGATAATTCAGGACAGGAGGTTGCTGCGTTTAAGGACGGCGGCATAAACGCCGACTTGGTGAAGGTTACGCAAATGGAGACAAAGGCTGAGGGCGGAGCGACTATCAAGATTCATAACGGACTGCTGGAGGTTGCCGGCACTATAGGCAAGACTAACATACGTTTCGGTGTGAACGAAAACGGCATGGCGGTAATGCAGTATCTCGACAACGCAGGCAATATACTTTACGACCTTGGTCCTGGCGGCTGGGATGCTTCGCGGTTCTCTGAAGCTGTGGTTGCGAGAATCGGCGTCATGCCGGCTACGGAATGGCTTGGCACTACAAGTTTTACGGAATTCAAGACGTATGAGGTAGGAAGCTATAGCGTCAAGCTGTCGGTAGCCACGGCAAGGGCAGGAAGAATTATATTCGGAGCCTTGGATGGGATAGAGCAAGAAGGCGTGCTTGGTGAGACATCGGTACCTGCATCTTATAAGAATTTCTATCAATATACAGCGGCACGCAACAACGGCAAGTGTATGCCTGATGAAGACAGAGGTCTAACAACCGAGGCTCTTGCGCAGCAGGCTGACGGCAAATACTTTACGAGCGATACGATTTTGGCAGAGAACGGTAGTCTGAAAAATCTCGCAAGCGGCGTTTATTTCTTTGTCGGAGACAAGACAGAGAAGACGGAAGCTCCGAGCACGGGTGGAAAATACCCGGATAGACGATTGAGCTACAGTACGTTCAGTAACGGCAAGGCACGGTCGTCGTGGGTGTACAGCAGAACATGGAGAAAGGTGTAAAACATTAAAGCATGAGCTACGCTATCGACGCGACGGAGGCTGCGCGATACTCAACATCGTAAAAACATTATTCATTTAAATCTATAAACATGGAAGTAAAAGTAAGACGAATAGCAAAAAAGGAGACGTACACCATCGGCAAGATGTACGTTGATGGTGCATACGTCTGCGACACTCTTGAAGATAAAGACAGAGGACTAACCTCTAATATGTCGGTGGCGCAGATATGCGGAGTTAAAATCAAGGGCGAAACCGCCATCCCGACGGGCAGATACCTCGTCGATATGAAGACGGTGTCGCCAAGGTTCGGAGGTCGGGCGCAGTACCAGTTCTGCAAGGGCCGACTACCAAGGTTGTGCAATACACCTGGCTACAAAGGTGTGCTGATACACATCGGTAACACGGCGATGGACACGGATGGCTGCATCCTTGTCGGAGAAAACAAGGCGGTCGGTAAGGTACTGAACTCAACGGCAACGTTCCGTAAAGTGTACGCCATGCTGAAGGCTGCGGACGAGAGAAGCGAGCAGATTTGGATAACAATAGAGTAAGGAGGTGCAGATGGATATGGTTTTACAGATACTTTCGCTGCTTGTTAGCGGTGGCATCGTGGGGCAGCTGCTCTACTACAACTCGCGGAAGCGCAAAGAGGCAGCTGCAGCACAAAAGGAGGAGGACGCTAACGCCCTCGCTTACGCCCAGGAGTGGCACAAACTCTACACCCACGAACACGAGGAGCACATGGAGGAGCGCACAAGACTCAACAACAAAATCGACTCACTCTACGACGACATTGGCAAGCAGCGTGATCTCATCCGAGAGCTGCGTGCGGAGAAGCACGACTTGCTCCTTCGCATGCACGAGCTGCAGTGGAACGAGTGTACCGTGAACGGATGCATGAAGCGCAAACCACCAAGAGACTACGGCAAGGCGGAGACCGACTAATAACCCTTTTATAACATTATGAATACATTAGATAAATTGTTAGAAATATTGTGCGGTGCGCTGTTAGGTTTATTATCCGGCGCATTAGGTTTGTTAGCCTGCGTAATGCTGACACTATTGTGCGGATGCTCTACACCGCAGCCTGTGGTTGTAGAGCGAGTGGTCGTTAAGACTGATACACTCTATAAGGCGAGGACGAGTGCCGACACGTTTCGGCTGCACGACTCAGTGTATGTTGAACACTACACTCGTGGTGATACAGTGTATAGTCAGAAGAGCGTGTGGCGATGGCGTGACCGCATAAGCGTGAAGACCGACACTGTATATAAAGCAATGCTCCAGACCGACACAACACGTCTTCCCATACCAGTGGAGCGCAAGCTATCGACGTGGGAGCGCACGCAGATGCACGTCGGGCAGTTTACTATCGGCGCGGTGGTGCTTGTCGTTCTGTCGTTACTATTGTGGCTGATACATCGCCGACGATGATGCTCCACCGCGCATATCAAAATATTTTGGCTCTATACTTTGCTGTCTCAAATATTTTGCGTATATTTGCGGTATAACCAATTAAATCGTCTGCAATATGTTAGCAATACTTATTTTCAGCTGGATAGTATCAGTCCTTCTTGTAGTCTTAGCCGAAAGAAATAACGGCTATTCTTCATCGTTGAGTCACAAGCAAAGAGAGGAAAGACTCAAAGAGGAAGGGCGTAGGCTTGACCGTAAAAGAGCGGCTTTAAGAGCTAAACATAAAGAAGAACACCGTATATGGATGGAGCTTATGGGCTTTGCAAAAGAAGAAAAAAAGAAACTGATAAAGACAAACTATAATATCGTATTTTTTCAGGGCTTATATAAACAACATTCTTATTATGAAAAGATTAGAAATGAACGAATTGAAAGCAAAGATAAAGTCTCTTGCTGAGCGTAACCGTTTAGCAAGAACCGACGAAGAGCGTGCCGCCGTAGCTGCAGAGATGAGCACTCTAAAAAGTGAGAACGAACAGGCTTTCACCGAAGCTTTGGAAGCTCTTATTAAAACTACAGCAGATGACATCCAGGAGCTGCACAGCTGACACATTTAAAATACTAACAGAATGTCTGGAGTACCGTCCGAGTCTCCGCAACGCCCATAAACGAATTATGACCGAAGTCCCTTTGTATAAAGGAATTTCGACCATTTGTAGTTGCGGAGGCAGGATTGAGCTGCTATTGCTGATATATTCTACCCTCTTGAGGCAATAGCTTTGGTTATACATTATTGCATTATTAATGGTCTCTATTCTGTCCATATTGCAGGACCATGTCAAGCCTCGCACCAAGTTCAGCATTGACATTTTTTAAATCTTCTATGCGCTGGTTTTTCTCTTCTATGAGCATTTTCAGAGCTTTTACCTCAGCCTTTAACGACGTCACATCGGTATTTACATAGCTACTATTAACCACATTATAGTGTCCGTTTATAGTAGGTACGTCCGACGTACCGTCCGACTTTATTAAGATATCCTCTATCGAACATCCTAAGACCTCAGCCATTCTCACTAATGTTGAGACTTTGACATCTGGTCGAGCATCAAAGTATGTTATAGTATTGTGCGTCTTCGCTCCCCAAAGACTCTTGCTAAACTCACCAATACTAATACCTGCTCGCTCAAGCAGTTCTCTCACTCTTTCACTTTTTACCGTATTATTTTCGTACCTCATACTTAATAAAGGTTAAATCCTGCTTTATTAAGGGTTAAAATCTCAATAAAGTAGGTATTAGTCCATTTTTTGTTTATATCTTTGCAGCAAAGTTAGACACTAAAAACGACATAAACAAACAAATGGAACAGATTTTCAATTCATTGGCCCCGGAGGGTTACTTCGCTAACCTGACGAAAAAAGAGAAGGGTAAATTTCTCAGATACCTGATGGTTACATACGATTTGAACTATAACACCATCCGGCGTAAGCTATCTGGAGTCGCAGCTTACCAGCTTAACACTCTCGAGCGCATGGCTTGCACGGAGGCTATAAAAAAGGAGGACTTATGGCGATACTAAAATTTTTGGAGTTTTTCGTTACACCAGACGGCTTTGTTTACTACAAGAAGCCTGGCGAAGAGTCCAAGCGACTCACCAAGTTCAATACCGATATTGTTGACGAGCTGCACAATGTCATCAAGACGAGGTTCCCAGAGGGATACGCAGCACTTGCTAAGCTATATCGCCGTAATACCTTCAAAATGGTTGAACGTTTTATACGCTGCAACTTTGGCGAGCACGACCTACTGACTCAAGACATCGAGCACGATATCTTGCACTTTGAAGAGGTTCGATGCCCGCTACGCGGCATGTGTGAGTTCGAGCGAGTGATATGTCGCCCTAAGACAATGGTCAATCTCTCTAAATGCGAACGAGAGATAGCCGATCTATACCTCGAGGGGCTTACTTTTACGCAGATCGCCGAACGGCTCGGCAAAAATGCACATACTGTCAAAGTGCAGCTCATGCGCATCAAGGTCAAATGTGGCGTTAGTCATTGTCGCGATATCATTAGAGTCTTACGTCTTAACAACTACTAAGTGGTTCTGATCTGCGACACGTGCAAGCATAAGCGCAACTGCATTAACGGACGCTTTTGCCTAATTAAAAACAAATATGTTGAATACATTAATATAGAGAAATGCGAATATGATAACAATAGAACAATACATAAAGCATATCGATAATCTGAAGGAGATGGGGCTGCTATCTAAGGACTTTCGTGTCGTACAATACAAAGATGGCTGCCTTCTTGGTGTGAATGGCAAGTGTGAGGCTTTCGAGGAAGAGCCTCTCGACTTCAAGGACTATATATGGTGGATAGACGGTTACGCTTATCGCCCAGTATGTCGAGCACGAATGCAGCCCACTGTAGTTCTTGACGATGAAGGTACACTCGAACTCAGAGATACCCCATTTTTCAGTGCGTTTATCCCTTCGCTGAGCATCGATATAAAGATCCTCTGAAAACAATAATAAAGTGTGATATCGTGATTTTGTGGCAGCGATGCGTTGCCACTATCTTTGCAAAGCGAATAAAACCCAAGCGAAATGATTAGCGTAGAACAAATACTAAACGCAACAAATGGAGGCCTGGATATCAATCTATCCATATATCCGCAGGCGCGTGACTGCGTACACCAGAAGAACAAACACTTCTCCATACGCAACGAGCGCACGCCTTCAGCCTCCTTGCGACAATTCAATTCAAAAAAATATGGTGCGATATGGCAGGTCACAGACTTCGGCGGCGAAGGTCGTGGCGAAAATGCCATAGACATCTTTATGCGTGAGAATGGCTACGACCGCTCACGCTTCAACGAGGCTATACTGAAGCTGGCGGCACAGTTCGACATACGCGACGAACTCGACCGCTCTGTGAACCGTCCAGAGATTCGTCAGCGTGAAGCTCGTGCAGACGAAAAAGACGGTACACGTCCTTTCGAACTCAACGAGAAGTTTACTGAAGCTGAACTCAAGGCGCTCGGCCCAAAGGTGACACAAGACCATGTCGATGCACTTCATTGGCATTCTGTCAAATGGATAGCAAATGTCAAGGACCGTAAGGTGACGGTCAAGTATTCTACCGAGCACTATCCTATATTCATGCGCGAATGTGTTATCAAAGAGGCCGTGGGCGACCAGCCGGAAGAGAAGTTCTATAAGGTATATGAGCCTTACAACTGCGACAAAGGCTTTCGTTTCTCGTACACGCCTGCAGGTGCCAAGCCGCGCTTCTACATTAACGGGCTTGCGGAGCTCAAGAAGGCATATCGTGAGTTCAATGCCAAGGAGGAGAAAGAGTGGTACGCAGCGCACGAGGACGGCAAACCGTACAAAGAGCAGAAGCTGCCCGAAGCGGTTATCTGCTCCGGTGAACGCGACTCGCTTTGCTGCAAGTCCATGGGCTACTTTCCTCTATGGTTCAATTCTGAGACCTACCAGCTCTCTGTCGACGAGTATAAGGAGATAATGAAGTACGTCGAGGTGCTCTACAATATACCCGATATCGACGAGACAGGGCGACGCAAAGGTCGTGAGCTCGCGTTGCGCTTTATCGACATCCATACGGCATGGCTCCCGGACAAACTTCTGACTTACAAAGACAACCGCGGCAAGCCTCGCAAAGATTTGCGCGACTGGCTCGAAATACACAGCGAGCGCAAGGACTTCCGCAATCTGCTGAAGGTAGCCATGCCTGCCAAGTTCTGGGTACAGACTATCAACAAAGACGGCAGACCGAAGACAGAGGTTGACACAGCTTGCTTGTACAACTTCCTTCAGCTTAATGGTTTCTATGCCCTCCACGATGAGAACTCGGCTAACACTCAGTTTATACGCATCGAGGGCAACATCGTTAAGCGCGTTAACGTGAAGGAGGTGCGCGAGTTCATACGTCGGTGGGTGGTCGATAGATTCGAGGACCGCAATATTCTCAATCTTGTGCTGAATACTACCAAGCTATCACCTGCAGCTCTTGAGTCGCTCCAAGAGATAGACCTGAACTTTACCAACTATACGCCGAACTCGCAATACTTCTTCTTTCCGAATAAGACCATCGAGGTGTGCAAGCCGTCCGAGGCTATCCCTAATGGGCTCAAAGAGTACGATCCAGGCGCAGACGACTTACATAACTACGTCTGGGAGGAAGGCGTTATACCGCATCGATTCAAGTCACTACCAGACATGTTCAATATTAAGCAGACACAGACCACCGACGGACGCACACATCTCGATATCGAAGTCCTCAATGTTAAGAGCAACTTCTTCGGGTATCTCATCAACACCTCGCGACTATACTGGCGCGATGAGACCGAGACCCGCTTCGGCGAAGATAGAGTGGCTGCTGCTGCATATATCAAGGCGAACCCATTCCGCATCGACGGCGAAGGACTGCAGGCGAATGAGATAGCAGAGCAAAAACAAAACCTTATCAATAAAATTTTCACCTTCGGATACATGCTTCATCGATATAAGGACTTTGTCAGGGCATGGGCTCCATTGGCTATGGACAATAAGATAGGCGAGGAGGACGAATGCAATGGTCGTTCCGGAAAGTCTTTCTTCTTTAAGGTACTCTCATTTATGATGAATACCGTAAAACTATCCGGACGAAATCCGAAGCTCATGGATAATCCGCACGTGTTCGACCAGGTGAGCCAGTTTACGGACTTACTGCTCGTCGACGACTGCGACCGATATCTAAACCTCGGTCTATTCTACGACAACATCACGAGCGACATGACGGTGAACCCGAAGAACAACCGCTCATTTACCATCGGTTTCGACGAATCACCTAAGCTCGCATTCACGACCAATTACGTACCTCAAGACTTTGATCCATCCTCAGAGGCACGTTCGCTCTACATGGTGTTCTCCGATTGGTACCATCAAAAGACCGATGACAACGACTACCACGAAACAAGGACTATACGAGATGACTTCAACAAGACACTCTATGCCTTCGACTACAGCGACGAGGAGTGGAATGCCGACCTTAACTTTTGGCTGCAGTGCTGCCGGGTATATCTCGCACTAAAGGATACAGGCATCAAACCGCAGCCCCCAATGGGTAACATGGAGAAGCGCCATCTGAAGGCATCTATGGGTGCCAACTTCGAGGACTGGGCAGAAGGCTACTTCTCGCCCGATGGCGGTCACCTCGATGACTACATTGCACGCGACGAGGTGTTCAACGAGTATCAGCGCTTCTCCAATGTCAACCGCATCACCATGCAGGCGTTCACCAAACGTCTCAAGGCGTTTTGCAAACTGTGTCCGTGGATCGACTGCATGAATCCTCCGGAGCTATGCAACGCCGGTGGTCGCATCCAGAGAGCAGTGCAGGTCACTGCAGAGCTTCGCAAAACAAAGGATATGATATATATCCGCTCAATATCGCAGAACGCACGCCCTGACAGTCCGAAAGACCAAGAACTGACCTTCGACGATGCAGACGAGCGACCTTTCTAAACAAACAGACTAATCATTTCGCTTTAAATCTTCAATAGGGTGGCGGACTGCCAGGTAATATCACCTGTGTAGTCCGCCTTTTTCTTTGTCAGCACATTCCAACACCTGTAGCAGATTGTTCCATATTTCCGCAAATCTTTCAGACAGCCCCACCGGACTTGCCTTGCCTCTCCCCGACACCCCTCTCTTATTTTGTACAAAAACTTTGTGATTTTGTAACAGGTTGTTGCAAAAAGTATAAAATATATTGAAAATAAGGGAGTTCCGCTTGTCACAAATTGTCACAAACCGCCGTCACAAAGTTGTCACAAAGTTTTTCAAGTTGTGACATGGTTTCCTCGCAAAAGTCGGTATAAAGTTTGTGATGACCTGTCACAAACTTGCAACACGAACTTGCAACACCACATCACTTTGATAATAAGCTACTTATCTTCACGTTGTCACACATCACATTGTCACAAAAAATTATTGCAAAATCATATCAGACGCACAGAAAACTCAGAGAACAAGGCGAAAAACAATAGCTAACAACTAAAAAACACCCTTATATAGTAGGATATTTGTTCTAAATTTCTTACTTTTGCAAGACGCAACATGCTTAATCAAAAAATGGTACCAAACATGTCCAAATATCTTGTCTACCTCACTCTAAAACCTTTCATTGCTCAATGGCTGCGCCATCACTTCGGCGACCCTGTAGTATTCCCGGCTCAAAGTGCAGAGAATGCTTGCATCCGTCATTTTCTCACGCGCCAGCCTGGTTCGTTACCGCTAACACGTGGCGATGATGATGTTGCTATCTGCATCCCCGACTCAAAGCAGAAGCCGGTCGTAACCTACAACTACCTTTCTGGCAATGCCCGCAAGGCTGTTGCCGAGTGCATCGAGGACACATTCAGGCTCCAGCTTTGGCGCGATCTCGCCGACATCGAGCTGTGCCAGTGCACACTACTCTCTGCTGTTAGAGCGTGGTGCGAGGCTAACGGCATAGATGTCGAGTACGACTACACGCTAAAGATGCGTTTCCAACGTATGCGCAACTCCTACCTTAAGCATGGTATCGACCTCAGACGCAGATCTCGAGTGCGCGACAATAAAAACTGTTAAATATTCTATAAATCGCACGGATAAGATGCCCATTTTTGTTCGCGCCCGTTCGTCACTTATGTTCAACATATAAATATAGCTCTATATGAAGTCGATAAAGCTCGTTAAGTCTGTTGCTTATGCTTACAGCACCCAACTCGAAGGCTCGGTCCTCATCGCCAACCGCACCGTCCGCATCCCATCCAACATCTTGTGGCACTCAATTTGTGTTAAAGATCACCCGTCTATGGTCTCGTCTACCAAGACAGATGACAAGAACAAGGTTATAACCACCACTTTGAAGTTCCTTACACCTGACGATTTGAATATCAAGCGCCGTCATTTGGTGTTCAAGGTGACACTCATCGACGATCGTCAATTTCTTGTTGGCTCCTCTGAGCGACCTTACCCGTCTGTAGAAATCACCGAGAACTGCCCCGATGCTGTCAAAGATAACCAGCTCAACGAGGTCGTTGTAACACACAAATCTCACGAGATACCCCCATATATTAAGGTATAGCAGTATTTTGTACCACATGCTTCTCAAGCTACCTTTGTCGTAAATACTTATCATATGAAATATCATCTCGTCATATCTGGCACTATTGGCAGTTGGTGGAACGGTTGTTCTGCCGACTATGTCCGTTATGTGCTCAATAAGAATAGTGGTAAAGAAGTGCATGTCGGCTTCTGCTCACTCGGCGGCTTCGTTAAAGATGGCTTGGAGATTAATCAGGCTTTCCGTGACCACGGCAACGTACACGCTCACGCCTTCGGCATGAACGCATCTATCAGCACTATCGCCATGCTTGGCTGCAAGACTATCGACATCGTCAAGGGCAGCTTCTTCCTTATCCACAACGTGTCCACTCTCATCTACAAGTACGAGCAGAGCAACAAGGAGCAGATTGATGCTTTCGTGCGCAAGCTTCAGGCGCAGCGCGACTCGCTCAAGAACTTCGACGACGTGCTTGCCTCTATGTACGCCGACAAGACCGGAAAGTCTGTCGATGAGTGTCTCGCCCAGATGAAGAAGGGCAACTGGCTCACCGCGCAGCAGGCTCTCGACTTCGGACTTGTCGATTCCATACGCGAAGACAAGGAGGCAGAGAAGGCTGCCAACGAATTTACCGGACAATTTACAAACTCTTACAACATATCTCAATTTAAGGATGCAGGCATACCGCCACTACCTCAATCACTTGCCTCGGAAGACGCAGCAGCTCGTGTCGCGTCAGTGGTTGACGGTAGCGGCAATCCAACTCCGAGCTTCATCGAGAAGACGTGCGAAGGGCTCAAGAACCTCTTCCGTAACCAACACGCATCAAAAACTTCAAACAAAATGATTAAAATCTTTGCTTGCGTCATGGCATTGCTCAATGCCACTGACGGTTTCGCGACCAACGAGGATGGCAACATCACCCTCACCCAGGAGCAGATGAAGAGCATCGACGATCGTCTTCAGGAACTTGAAGAGAAAGACAAGACTAACGCAAAGGCGGTGTCTGAAGCCGGCAAGGCTGTCAAGGAACTCAAGGACCAACTCGCCAAGGCTCAGAACGAGTCCAAGAATAAGGATGCTCAGATCGCAGCTCTCAAGGGCTCTGCTGGTACCACTACTGTTGAAAATCCTGCCAACAGCGAGGAGAGCTTCACCGCGCAGGACGTGTTTAACCTTATTAAAGATGTATAACTATGGCTTCTGTTAAAGTAGGCAATATTACATTCGGTGCTGAAGAGCTCTCAACGACTTTTCAGACCTACCGTTCAGACTTCCTCATGATGCCACTTCTCGCTCTCGGCGCACTTGCAGGACATTGCTCTGTACGCACCGGCATCCGCTACCGCGAGACTGTTGGTGAGATGTCTGGCAATCTCGAACTCTCTAACTACCAGAAGACAAAGTATGAGGACGCAGCTGTTGATATTACACCGCGTATCTTCCAGACTTTCTTCGGCAACGTGGTGGCAGGTATCGACCCCAACGCCATCTACCAGAGCATCTGGGGCTCTAACGTTACTAAGGGCGACGGCCTGAAGAACGTGCCTATCGTCGTTCAGATCTGCGCATACCTTGCCAAGAAACTTGGCGAGAATATGTTCATGAACGCCTTCACCGCTAAGCACGATCCCGCAGACTTCTCCAAGACTGCGAAGTGGTTCGACGGTTTCAAGACCGTCCTCGACAAGGATGCTGCCGGTACCAACGAGCTTCAGAAGGTGCTCATCTCGACAACTCTCGGCAACCTCGTAGAGGGTACTGATTCTATCACCAAGGACAACGCCGAAGACATCATCAAGGAGTTCTACTGGAGTGGTACCGATGCTGCCGCTGCCAAGCTGCGCTCGCAGCCACTCAAGCTCTTCCTCAGCGACCAGGCTTACCACTGCTACACCTGTCTCTTATACACATCTGACGCTGCCGACGATCTT